TCAACCATCAATTGTTCTTCTATTGAAGACGAACAAGACTTTTATGATCGCTGCAAAGCTGCTGCTATTATTGGTACATTACAAGCGGGATTCACCAAGCTAGACTATCTTGGAGATATTAGTTGCAAAATCTTTGCAAGAGAAGCGCTATTAGGTGTTTCACTAACTGGCATTATGGAAAAACACGACTTGGTACTTTCAGAAAAGGTTTTAAAGGCTGGGTCCAAAGTTGCTGTGGAAACTAATAAGGTTATGGCTAAAAAAATAGGAATTAATCAAGCCGCAAGAGTAACTTGTTTAAAACCAGAAGGCACAAGCAGTAGTATGCTAGGAACATCTTCTGGTATACATCCACATCACGCTAAACGCTATATCCGACATGTACAGGCAAATGTTTTAGAAGCACCGTTCCAACACTTTAAGAGTTATAACCCACGAGCATGTGAAAAGTCTCGTTGGTCAGCTAATAACACTGACGAGGTAATTAAGTTTCCTATAGAAGTACCAGATGGATCAAAATTAAAAAATCAATTACCAGCAGTAGAGATGTTGGCTGTAGTTAAAGACGCTCAGAAAAATTGGGTATATTCTGGTAAAAATAAAAACTTATGTACCCAAGATTATTTAAGTCATAATGTTAGTAATACCGTAACCGTTAAGCCAGACGAGTGGGACGATGTTACCAAATATATTTATGATAATCGTAAGTATTTTGCTGGTATTAGTTTAATCCCACAAAGCGGAGACAAAGACTATCCACAAGCACCATTTACTACTGTTTATACCAGTAGAGAAATTGTAAAAGAATACGGTGATGCTGCATTATGGTGCTCTGGTTTAATAGAGTTGGCATTAGATGCTTTTGACAATAATGTATGGGCCGCTTGCGATTATGTAACTTTAAACCAAGCTCATAAAGACCATCATGAATCTAAACTACAGTTTGTTACCAAAATGAAAAATTTTGCTGGCAAATATTTTGATGGAGACATTCGAAGGTTAACATACTGCATGAAAGATGTTTATAATTGGAAAATATATTGTGATTTGTTTGATAGTTTCAAAAAGGTTGATTATACACAACTAGTGGAAACAGAGGATAATACTGCCGGAATAGAGGAAGTTAGTTGTGCTGGTGGCGCATGTCTAATTTAACTTTATTTCGAAAGGTATTAACTTGAGAAAACAAAAAAAGAAGAAGGTAATAGATGCTACTAATCCCGTTGTTGCTGGGTTTGCATACAAAAATAGGCTAAAACCTAGAACAGTTAACCAAAATGAGTTTATCAGAACCGTTGCTGAAAACACCATAACCTTTTGTCAAGGTGTTGCTGGTAGTGGTAAAACACATATTGCTGTTGGTATGGCGTTAGAGTACTTATTAGAAGATAAGGTTAAAAAAATAATTATCACCAGACCAGTTGTTGAATCTGGTGAAAAGTTGGGCTTTTTACCAGGAACAGCAGAAGAAAAACTACATCCTTATTTATTACCAATATTAGATGAAGTTGGTTATTTTATTCCAATGAGTCAATATGGTAGCCTTAAGACACAACACAAAATTGAAATTGTGCCATTAGGCTTAATGAGAGGACGAAATTTTCATAATGCTTTTATCGTGGCTGATGAATGTCAAAACGCATCATATGATCAATTGAAGATGTTGTTGACCCGCATCGGCAATGATAGCAAAATGATACTTACTGGGGATATAAGCCAATCAGACCTTATGAGACATATGCGTGGTGGGTTTTTACAACTTATACAATCATTAAGAGATATAGAAGGCGTAGGTATCTCCGAGCTACATAATTCTGACATTATTAGAAATCCAATTATTGGTAAGATTTTATCCAGATTAGATCAAACAGAAAATGAAAGCCCAAAATAGTAGATGTTTATTATTAAATGCTGATTTTTCTCCATTGTCTATTATACATTGGAAAAAAGCTGTAATTTGGCATATGAAGTATGAAGACGATCCTAAATACGGCATAGATATTGTAGACTTTTATAAAAACGACCATATTAATGGAGTTAACAATAAAAAATATCCTATACCAGCGGTAGCAAGAACCAAAAAGTATTTTAAGTCACACAAACAAACAGTAACATTTTCTAGAAGAAATATATTTATTAGAGATGAGTATACTTGTCAATATTGTGGTTTAAAATTTGATCACTCATATTTAACCTATGATCATGTAATACCAAAATCTGTGTGGCATAGCGTTTCTTCTTCTCCTACTTGTTGGACAAATATAGTTACAGCTTGTGTAGATTGTAATAGAAAAAAAGGCAATAAAACGCCCAAGCAAGCCAATATGCCTCTTAAAAATTTACCAATAATGCCTAGTAAAAGCACAAGATACTTGCCAGTGTCTCACTATCTCTTTAAAATAAAACACAACATTCCACTTGAATGGAAAATTTATTTGCCTGACTCGTATTATATCTAATCTATGCCTACATATACATATTTTTGCGACAAGTGTACAAAAGATTTTGAGCTTTTTTTCTACATTAAAGACTATAATGAGAACCCAAAATGCTCGCACTGTAATAGTAAAAAAACTTACAGGTTGTATGCTGTTGATGTGGCTAGTCAATCCGCCTCTGTGAAAAAGTCTGATTCTGAACTTAAAACCATTGGCGACCTAGCAATGAGAAACACCGAAAGAATGAGCGAAGATCAAAAAGCTGAACTATATTTAAAACATAATTCATACAAAGAAAATATAGAAGACGCCAAGCCTCTACCACAAGGTATGAAACGAATACAAAAACAAGCCAAAACACAATGGCCAGGAACTACTGCTAAAAAGAAAAGAAGGAAATTAAATGAAAGCTGAAAATTGTATTTTTACACAAGAAACAAAAATAAACAATATAACTCAGAGTGATTCGGCTACAGAATATTATACAATATTAGGGGATCATGATTTTATAGATTCAAATAATAAGCCTAGAACTAAAGAAGAAAACAAAAATACACTAGCTAAATGCGTGATTTCTGACTCATCTAAAAAGTTCTATATTAAAATTGGTACCTATGGAAAAATTTATAACCCAATGGGTATGTTTAGCGAAGGAAAAAACGAGAAGTTTATAGCTAAAATAGGACGCAAAGAATATAACTTTAAACAAGTTAATCAACAAATATTTGATATGTATCTGAACTTTTTATCGACAAAAAATATGGCATGGCTCAACAATGCGGAAAGAGAGTTAATCTAATGACCAAGAAACCAAAAAATAAAACTAAAGAAGTAGAATATGCTGTTAAGTATTTATACGAAACTATGAAGATGCAATCTAAAGACATTGCCTTAGAACTAGGTGTTGCAGAAGCGATTGTGGATGGTATACTTGATCAACCCAAGGAAGCAAAACCACTCAAAGTGAGCAAAAGTCAAAGTCTTATGGGCAGACACACCGCTGCTAAAAAAAACAATAATGTAAGCATTATGACAGAAGCAGCTTCTCAACTTAATGATGAGCTAGTGGGTAAATTTGAAGCAACTAAATCTCGCACCGGCACAAACGCTATCTTTAGACCAAATGGCTAAAAAATACATATCTAAATATTCTAACAACAAAGAGGTAAGTGCTGCACAATATATTACCGAACTTATTTGTGAGAATAAGGCCAAAAAAGACACACTAGATTTGCATTATAGATTTTGGGTAAATAAAGAGTGGGCGTCATATTATAGAAATCAAATAGCTACTGCTTATAAGCTAGTTAAAAAATACGATGATGTGGCCATCGTAAGAGCCCTAAGAAATCCCAAGGCCGCAAAAATTTACTCTCTGCGAGCGCCACATCTTCAGCCTATCATAGAAGAAGAACAGAAAAAACTAGATGCTGAAAATAAAAATCTGACTCTCGACTTGACTAGAGTAGAGAATGTTAAATTTGGCAGCCAAACAAATAAAAGAACTAAAAACATATTTTCCAAACTAAAGGATATAGATAATGAGTGTTAAAGAAGATGTAACGAAAGCTTTTGGTGAGGATATTATCCTAAGTGGTAATGCTGTTGTTGATAAAAAATCTATTGTAATTCCGGTTAGTCCATCATTAGATATTGTTTTAAACGGCGGTATTCCAGAAGGAAGTTTCGTTGTCTTTACCGGACAACCTAAGTGTGGTAAAACGACCACTAGTTTAGATTTCGCCGCAACTGCACAAAGGTCAGAATATCAAGGCGAACTTAAATCCCCACGAGAAGTATATTATCTAAACATTGAAGGCCGATTGAAAAAGAGAGACTTGGAAGGAATACCTGGATTAGATTTATCTAAATTTCATGTTATAGGTAGTCAGCAAGGTAAAATTCTACACGCTGAAGAATATCTACAAATAGCAGAAAAGATTATTAATGAAATCCCAGGATCAGTAGTTATTATCGATTCTTATTCAGCATTATGTACTGAAGCGGAAATTACTAGCGAAATGGATAAAATGCAACGAGCAGATGGAGCTAAGTTGTTAGCAAAATTTTGTCGTAAGGTGGCTAATGTTATACCAGTTAATAAGAATGTAGTTATCGGTATTACTCATTTGATGGGTAATCCAACAGGATATGGTGCAGAATTTAAAGAGAAGAGTGGACAAGCAATTGCTTATCAAACCGATATTAAGCTAAGGGCTAAAACTTTCAAGCCTTGGGTGTTAAGTTCCGATAGTAGTCAAATAGGACAAGAGATCGAGTGGCAAGTAGCCTGTTCGGCTCTTGGACCTCCCGGCGCTCAAATTACTAGTTATATTAGGTATGGTCAAGGTATTGATAAATATATGGAAGCTATATGTTTAGCATCAGATATGGGTTTGATTCATAAAGGTGGGGCTTGGTATACTCTAACAGCATTGCCAGACAAACCAAAATTTCAGGGTACTGAAAAGGTTAGAAACTTTTTATTAGAAAACCCTCAAGCATACGAAGATTTAGTATCTGCTATCAAAGAGACTATGGGAATTAAATGCAAGTAAAGGATTTAGACGGTATTAGCCATAATTGGCACTTGACAGGCAATATGGCTCATGGTAAAATCAACAATCGCTCTAGTTTTCATCTAAAGGCTAGAGAATTAATTACCAATACTTTTCCCACTTTACAGATTTTAGAAGAGGTTCCAATTACATTGAGACGTAGTGAAACCTTATATCTAGATTTTTATTTACCTCTTAAAAAACTATGCATAGAAGTACATGGAGAACAACACTATAAATTTGTTGCTTTTTATCATAGTAATATGTTGTCTTTTTTAAAGTCTCAAAAGAGAGATAGAGAAAAAGAAGAATGGTGTGAGATTAATAGTATTAGATATGTCGTGTTACCACACTATGAAGATGAAATTCAATGGCAGGAAAGATTAAATAATGCATAAAACCACAAAAGAAGAAGTTAAATACTGGGACGATATATTAGACGAATATGAAAAGTCTGTTGGTTTGCCGTCTTATAAAAGCGACATCTTCCCAGAAGACGAACTTAATCAATATTTAACTATGAATAGAGATGCTATTGAAAAATTAAATCCAGAAGATTGTGCTCAAATATCATACAGGCTAGGGCAGTTTTCATTTCATATTCAACGTTCTATTAATAGAGAATTAGCCAGATATAATTGGGCAGACGAGGTTATGAAAGAAACTATCGCAGACGAATTGAATAATTACAAAGGCTACGGCTATGTTGAAAAATCTATTCAAGCGATTAAACATAACGATAAAGCACAGTCTCTTAACAAGATCAAAAACTACGCCAAACAGCGTAGCGACAGGCTTTCTTATCTAGCTAATGGTATTAAGAATTTATCTGATATACTACTATCAATTCAAAGAAACAAGGTGAAAAATGGCTCTTGACAAAGACGATATTAAGCAATTAATTGCTATTTTACAAAAAGGATTAGTGGAAGATGATGGAGATGTAATAGAATCAGAGCCTGTACGAAAACGAACGCCAAAAGCTAATACGGCCAAAAAGAACAGACGTAAAAGCAATAACTTGTTCGATAAAATGACCGAATCCTCTATGCACAAGGATGATGTGGAGATTGATAAGAAACTTAAGAAGCTACCTCCAACACAACGGTCAAGAAATTATAAACCATTAAAAGTTCGTTGTAGGGTTTGTGGAAAAGAAGAATTAACCAATCCATCTCTTGTAGAATCGTTGGAACGGTATAAATGTAATAAGTGCTCAACTTCCTCGGGGTGAAAAATGATATTGTGTGATCCTGCATCTGAAAGAGCGGTTTTGGCTGGTATTTGCAAGTATGGAGAAGATGCTTATCTAGACGTTGCAGACATTGTTCAAGATTCTTCTTTTACTATTGATAGTAATAGTATTATTTACAAATGTTTGAAATATTTATGTGAAAACGAACAAAAGCCATCAATAGATGTAGCTTCTATCTATGCTGCTGCTCAGGACATTGGTGTGTCAAATGTGTTTGCTAAAAAAGAAGAAGCACAACATCTTAAAGCTATTATTGATTTTCCTGTTAGTTTAGAAAATGTTCGTAAGTTTGCAGCAAAAATACGCAAGCTAGAAATTACCAGACTTTTGCGTAAACAGCTTGAACAAGCTGGAGATAAGTTGCTTGAAATTAATGGTACTGAACCTATAGCATCAATTTTAGGAGTGGCCGAAGATGCCGTATTTAATTTTTCTTCTTTGTTAAACGACACAGACAATAATCCTATTAGTATCGGCAAGGATATTGACGAATATATTAAAGGATTAGAAGAAAATAAAGTTGATCAAATTGGAATACCAACAGGCTTTCCTATCTACGACAAGGCTATTGGTGGAGGATTAAGAAAAGGCACTGTAAACGTAATTGCTGCTAGGCCCAAAACAGGAAAAACCCTATTGTCTGACAATATTGGTTTTCATATAGCGCACAAACACAACATACCAGTACTCAATATGGATACCGAAATGAATACGGTAGATCATATCAATAGAGTTTTAGGTATGATGACAGAGGTAGAAATAAATTCTATTGAAACAGGCAAATTTGCAGAGTCAGCTGACACAAAAACCAAAATTGTTAATGCTGCTCAAGAACTAAAGTCAACGAGATTGTTCTACAAAAGTATTGCTGGTAAGCCTTTTGAAGAACAGCTTGCGATTATGCGAAGATGGATTCTTAAAGAAGTTGGACTTAACGAAGACGGAACCGCAAAACAGTGCGTTATTTTTTATGACTATCTAAAATTAATGGATAGTCAAGGAATGAGTCAAGACCTTAAAGAATATCAAGTACTTGGTTTCATGATGACTAGCTTGCATAATTTTGCTGTTAGATATCAAGTACCAATCGTAGCCTTTATACAATTAAACAGAGACGGCATTACCAAAGAAAGCACAGACACAGCCAGCGGATCGGATAGAATCATTTGGTTATGTAGTAATTTTAGCATTTTCAAAAGAAAGAGCGATGAAGAAATTGCTGAAGACGGACCAACAAACGGCAATAGAAAATTATTACCCCTAGTTAGTCGTCATGGTGGTGGATTAGACGATAATGATTATATTAATTGTCATATGAAGGGCTGGTGTGCAAAAATTACAGAAGGTAGAACTAGACTAGAAATATTGAGTAACAGCAAAAACGAAGATGAAGGATTTATTGTAGATGAACAATCAAGCTATGACGAAGAAGAAATACCCTTCGATTGATCAAGCAAAATTAAAAGTTTTGTGTGATGATCTATGTGATAGTATAGAAACTCTGCTAGATACTTTTGGCATAGACTATAAGACCAATTCTAAAATGATTTCTATGAGTTGTCCAATACACGGCGGAGACAACCCATCTGCATTAAATATATATCCAGATGGAGATAGATATAGAGGAAATTGGAAATGCAGAACACATAATTGTGAACAAGAATTCAAATCTTCGATTATAGGTTTTGTAAGAGGTATAATATCACATCAAAAATACGGATGGTCAGAACCTGGAGATCCAAACTGTTCGTTTAATGAAGCCTTAGAATATGTACAAGCTTTTTTAAACAAAGACCTATCTAGTATTAAAATATCAAAGACCGAAAAAGAAAAGAAAAACTTCACAAATATTGTAAATTATATAAATGCAAAAACAGATCAGTCTAGTAGTAGAATTACTAGAAACAA